CAAAACCCGTACTAGGGCCTGGATTTAGACCTGATGGAGATGTTTTGCTTACAGATGACATTACCCAACCAAATCCAAAGTCCCCGGATGTTATTGTAGTTCCACTATATTCAAATCCTACTTTTGAAAATGTTGTATATTTATTTGTAGTAGCAATATTTGAGGTAGTTGTAAAAGGTATATTTGCATCAAAAGTAGTAGAATAATTATAAACTAAAAATGTAGGAGATCCTCCGGTTAGTGTCATAGTTGTATTTACACTTTCACCTGATACTTCTCCTGAGTCATCATCAATTTCTACTTTTCTTTTCATAGTATAACCAGATACTGCATCTTGATTATATGAATACCAAAGTGACATTTTAAAATTTGTACCTGCTGTAGCTGCAGCATCAAGAGCAGCATATCCCGGACTTGCAGTAGCTAAAGCTGGGTAACTTGAACCTGCTGGGGTATTAGGAGCTGCTTGTCCT